ACAATACTCTTTTAACAGATGCACAATGTGTGAGTATGACTACTTAACAGACTTTACTTGAACTAACTTATATTTGTAAAAAATAAAAATAAAAACTATGCAATACTTAAAGTACGAATTCCAAGACATCGCTTCTTGGTTAGAGAAAAAAGAAACTATTTGGTCTGAAGAGACTGGCTATGCTAACTGTCATGTAATTGAAGTAGGAAACATTACTCTTACTCCAGGTACTTACGATGAAGAAGGTAATGTAATCACTGAACCTGTAACTACAGGTAAGCATGCTATTGACATTGTATGGAATGAATCAGAAGATTCTTCTTTTGCTGCTTTTAAAGTTTGGCCTGCTCCCTGTGGAGTACATACTGTAAGCGGATTAGAGAATTTGTATGAAGCTGCTTACTATGAGCAATTCCCAGAACTTAAGCCAGCTATTGATTCCGCTATTGATCCCACCGTATAATAATTAAAAACATGAATAATATGAATTGGAAAATTAAAAACATGATGGCTAAGCCTCACGAAGGTTTAGAGAACGTAGTAACTAGTGTACTATTCGAAGTAAGTAAGACCTCAGGAGAATTTACCTCTGAGTATAGTTCTTCTTGTATTCTTACATTGGGTGATTCTTTTACTTCTTTTGCTGACTTGACAGAAGATCAAGTTATTAGCTGGGTAAAAGCTGACTTAGGCGAAGATATGATTAAGTCTATTGAGAACTCTTTGGATGGTCAATTGGACTCTTTGAATAACCCTCCAGTAAGTCCAGAGATCGTAGAACTTCCTTGGTCTTAATTTCTTAAACTTTAATCTATTTATAGTCAGGTAGTTAGGAAGCGTCTAGTAAAAAGCTAAGTTTCTTGACTAATTTTTTAATAAAGTTATCTTTGTATAAGTCCTAACTACCTGACTATCTCTAACTAATGAAGACTGCTACCATCTCTCTTGCTACTGTTTGTGCTTTTTTAGGAAGTTACTTTCTACACTTAACAGCCGATAATGCAGAACAATACTTAGGTATTGTGGCTTCAATTCTACTAGATGGTTTCTTTGGTGTTTGGGCAGGAACAAAGAAAGAAGGTTTCCAAACAAGAAAAGCAGTAAAAGTCCTAAGAACTTTGTTCTCTTGGGTAGTTATTTTAACAGTTATATTAATGATTGAGAAAGGCTTTCAAGGTACTTTCTGGCTTTCGGAGACGTTATGTGCTCCATTTATTATCTTCCAATTGATAAGTGCTCTTAAGAATGCACACACAGTAGGAATCATTGACAACGGTGTTTTGTCTCAAATCCTTGAAAAGATAGATCAACATAAATTCAACCACAACAAAGATGAAGAGCCTATCAGCTAAACTTAATATTATTTTTATTTGTATAATCGTTTACTTACTTTTTAAGTACGAATACAAGGAAGAACAAGAGACCAATCAAGTCCTTAGTTTTATAGACTCTATAGATAAAGCAAACGATACCTACTTCGAAAAAATAGACTCTCTGGAACATATCAAACACGAAGAGTATAGAACTTACGAAAAAATCAACTTAAAGTATGATACCATTCAGATTGCTATTGACACTATGCCTGATCTTGACGGCACAAAATACCTACTCACAATCTCTAGACAGCTTACCGCTAAAGGAATTGAATAACGAGTTCCTTAAAGGAATTCAAGCACGTGAAAGAGTAGTAAGTCTTAAAAAAATAATTAAGACAGATAGTACACAGTTAGTTTACTACAAGGATTCTTTGATTCCTAACTATCAAAAAGCATTAGATACAGCTAAAATAGAGATAGTTCGCCTAGATACTAAGGTAAGATCTCAGTCAGAAACTATAAAAACATTGAAAAATGTTTTGAAAGGTGGATTAATTGCTATAGCTTTGTTAACCATAGGGTTAATACTTTAACCTAAAAACCTATGATGCCAATCTCTAAACAGATTATTCAGTATTATATGAATAATCCAGACACAGACGAATCAGCCTTAGAAGTTGCTATTCGTTTTGATTACTACCCAGAAGATCCTAATAACTTAAGAGCTAAGAGAGTTCGTGACCTTAAGCGAACTGCTATGTCTAAAGTAGTACAACAAAAACCTTTAAACTATTCTCCTGGACAAGCTACTGCTGTTGTAGGAACTTACGATGAAAACTTAGAAAAAGGTACTTTAGAAGTATCTAAACTAGTTTCTGAGCAACCTAGGTCTGCTGAAGAGATAATTAAGATTCACAAAGTAGACACTACTAAGTGGAAATTAGTTCAATATTGGAGTAAAGAAAAAAGCTCAGGTTGGTTAGTGTCAGCTTTGTTTGCTCACATTAAACCTGAAGATACTTTTAGTGACGATATAGAAGGCATTCTAAGAGAAGTTTTTCTCGAATCTGGTATCGATGTATACCCAACACCTAAAAAGTCTCCTGTAAGCGTTAAAAGAGGCTTATTTGTATACATGAGTGACAAACATGTAGGTGCACTTACACATCCTACTGCTCTTTACGGAAACGAGTATAACGAAAACGTCTTCGAAGAGAGAATGAACAAGACATTAGAAGAGATAGAGAGACAAGTTAAGACTTACGGAAGACTAGAAGACTTGTTTATTTGTGACTTAGGCGATTCTTTGGATGGTTGGAATGGCTATACTACTAGAGGAGGTCATCAGTTACCTCAAAATATGGACAATAAGGAAGCTTTTATGACTTACCTTTATGCTCATAAAAGGTTTTTTGATACTTTAGTTGAAAGGAATCTAGCTAATAACATTCATGCAGTAATGCAAACCAACGATAACCACGCAGGTTCGTTTGGATATATTACTAATCAAGCTTTAAATTTATACTTAAGTACAGCTTATCCATTCATTAAAGTAACAATAATGGAGAAGTTCCTAGAACATTTTGACTATGGCAAACATACATTTATTTTTACTCACGGAAAAGACTCTGAGGATCTTAAACATGGTCTTCCCCTTTTCTTAACAGAGAAAGCAGAAAATTTCCTTAACAAGTATATTAATCACCACAGTTTAGGAGAGAATAAAAACATATCTATAATAAAAGGAGACTTACATACAGAAAGTATGCAGCAAGCCTATAAGTTTAGATATCGTAACGTTCTTTCGATGTATGGCTCTTCTAAGTGGATTATGAACAACTTTGGTCCAGGATATCCAGGAGTTTCTTTTGATTTAGTAGAAAAAGATACGGATTTGATTTATTCGTTTTATATTCGCTTTAAATAAAAATACTATGATTACCCTAGCAGATATAGATAAATTAATAAACCAATTCTACTTGGAGTCAGAGAAGGACGGAAGAGCAGTAAGACCTAATGCAATTCTATTAACAGAGAAGCAGTTTGGAGCCTTACTAGAAGAAATGGGAGTAGAAGAAGAAGATGACGTAACAATAGAAAGCATACTAGGCTTAGATGTCATCCTAGCAGAAGGGTTAGAGTACCCAAGAGTAATAAGACTTTAAAGTACGTTAAAGTACATTTACAATAATACCATTCTGAATATCAAAATTAATAGGAGGTAAAGGACTAGGTTGTTGTATTGTAACCATTCCTGTATACCCTGCAACACTGCCTAATACTCCAGCAGTAGAAACTACAGGACCATCTGTAGTCAAAGCAGTAGAGCTAATAGCTCCTTGTACCCTAGCTGTACCATTTACGTCTAATTTAAATCCTGCGTTAGTAGTTGTTCCTACCGCTAGGTTACCTGCTGGTAAAGAGGTAAAAGTTGTAGAAGAGTTTCCAATTACTGTAGTGTTTGAGCCAAGTCCTAAAGCGTTGTTTCCTATAACAATTGAATTACTATCGTTATTGGCAAACATTCTTGCTCTATTACCTATAGCAATATTTTCAAATCCAACTGTAAATTGACTAGTACCATCGTTTAGGTTTCTACCTGCTTGGTTTCCAATAAAAGTATTTCGATAGCCAGTGGTTACGAATCGTCCAACTCCATCTCCTCCTAAAAAAGTATTTTCATAACCACTATTTAAGGCCCATCCTGCTACATCCCCTACTAAAGTATTGTTA